TCTGAACTGCAAGCACTTGATCGAGACCGCGGCTCTCTTGGCCGCAGTCCCTACATCCGTCAAGCGATATGGCAAGTCAGGCAAGCGAATGGTAATTCACCGCCTTCGCGCAAGGAATCCCGATCCTGTAGGGGTGTCGGCAAGCCAGCAAGTCGAGGCCGAGTGAATGAGCGGAGGCCGTTTTGAGGGTTTCCGCTTGCGGCATGAAGCATCCCACTGTAGCCAAGATATACGGACGACAGATTGACCATGACGACACCGATCAACAAAACACCGAAATTAGACCCAGCCATCAGAGACCAGCGCATTTCTGAAAAAGCGCGACTGGCCCGGCACCTGGAAAAGATCGCCATGAACGGAACTACGCAAGACAAGCAAGCAGCACGCGCCGCCCGGTTGAAGCGCGACACCTACATCGACGTGTTTGCGGGGGATGAATTGTGACGACCGTCCCGCAAATCTCATTGTTCCAAGTGCGCCACAAACGCGCCTACTGGTTCGCCGTGGGCCAGGCGCACTACAACGAACAGCAGTCCATCGACTCGCACGGCTTGAAGGCTGGCGATCCATACCTCGCTGATTTCAAGGCTGGCTGGTCGCAGGCTGAGACGCGCCTGATGGCTGAGCTGGCACGTTTTGAGACGCAGCGCATGGCTGTGGCGTTGGCTAGGGGCCACTGATGGCGCGCATTCGCACAATCAAGCCTGAGTTCTTCTCCAGCGAAGACATCTTCGACATGACGCCACTGGCACGCCTCTTTTACGTGTCACTGTGGTGTGAAAGCGACCGTGAAGGCCGGTTTGAATGGAAATTAGGCACGCTCAAGGCTCGTTATCTCCCTGCGGACAACTGCGATATTAACGCCCTAGCTCAGGAGTTGATCAGCAAAGGCCTGATCATCGTCTATGAAGTGGATGGCAAGAAGTATGCCGAAATTCCTACCTTCACCGAACACCAAGTCATCAACAATCGCGAGTCCGACAGCAAAATTCCTTCACGCGTAGTTCACGCGTCAAGCACGCGTCAAGCACGCGTGAAAGCGGAAGGGAAGGAAGGGAAGGAAGGGAACGGCGCGTCAGGGACGCCTGCCGATATTCCTTTCGACCCCATGGAAGAACTGAAAGCCCGTGGCGTGAATCAGCAAACGGCCACCGACTGGATGCGCTTCCGGCGTGACCGCAAAGCCAAAGTCACCCCGACTGTCCTGCGGGACATCATCGCCCAAGCCGACATCGCCAGCCTTTCGCTGGAGCGTGCGCTCACGATTTCATGTAGACGGGGTTGGACTGGATTTGAGGCGGCTTGGATTAAACCCGAGGACCGCGCCGCCGCCGAACCTCCGAAAAAGGACTGGACATGATCGCGCGAAACGCTGAACCAATCGTTGCCGCCCGCAAGCGCGGCATGAAGCCTAGCGAGATGATTTGCATCTCCCTGGTGGGCACTCTTTGCAACGCTAACCACGTGACGCACGCCGACCCGGCAAAAACCTACGACTGGCGTTGGGTGCGCGACCTTGATGTGTGCGTCTATGTTGGCCCGTCGATGAATTGGCCGGCGACGTTGAAAGCAATCGCGCTATGCCGGCCATCGCACTTGAGCTTATGGAACGCCTACGAGCATTGGGGCGCGAAGGTATTCCTTGTACCGACCCAATCGGAAATCGAGATGTGCAAGCCGGTCTCGCAATGGACCTATGAGCTGGACTTCCTTTCGTGGATGGATTTCCAGAACGATGACTTTCTCGCCGGCCGTTCCTATGCCCGCGCACCGGAAGGAGTGCCTTATGCAGTTAATTCCTGACACGATCAACTTCGATCAGTACATGGAAGAGCCGGAGCAGCACAACGTGCGCCCGGCGTCCGACTGGTTGCAAGACACGATTGACGCCTTCCACCTGCCGCCCGATACCACGCCTATTCCCGGCATGTTGTGGCAGAAGACCAACAGCAAAGTGAAGTTTCGCCCGGGCGAAGTGTCTCTGTGGGCTGGCGTGAACGGCCATGGCAAATCGATGTTTCTGTCCCAAGTTGAACTTGACCTATGCCAGCAAAACGAGCGCGTGATGTCGGCTTCGTTCGAAATGCGGCCCGTGAAGCAAATGCATCGTATGAGTCGGCAGGCCTATGCAGGGCGCCTGCCGACCGAGCAATTCTTGCGCGGCTTCTCTGCTTGGACGGATGGCCGGCTCTGGATGTACGACCACGTTGGCGCCGTCGAGTGGAAAAAGGTCATCGCTGTCATGCGGTACGCCGTGGTGCAGTTTGGAATCACCCACTTTGTAGTTGATAGCCTGATGAAGTGCGTCAAGGGTGAGGACGACTACAACGCGCAGAAGGATTTTGTGAACGAGCTGTGCGCCTTTGCCGTAGCTCACAACGTCCACATACACCTGGTGCACCACGTGCGCAAAGGCGAAAGCGAACACAAGGCGCCGGGCAAGTTCGATATTAAGGGCGCCGGCGCGATTACCGATATGGTTGACAACGTGTTCCTCGTATGGCGCAACAAGAAGGCTGAGCAGGAGAACGCCGAGAACCGCGGCAAGGGTATGCCCGATGGCGATAGCCCTACCTGCATCCTCGAATGCGCCAAGCAGCGAAATGGCGAGTTTGAGGGCAAGTTCGGCTTTTGGTTTGATGTGGACTCGCAGCAGTACCTTGAAGTACAGAGCCAAATGCCGATCCGCTATCGACTTGGGAGAGCGGCATGAGGGAGCCTAAAGACCCCTGCGCCATGTGCCATCACTTCACCACATCGGCCTACCCCAAAGAGTCCGCCCAAGGCTGGGGCCGCTGCGATGCATTCGATCAGCCTGGCAAGCCCATCGTGTTTATGCATGCAACAGCAAGCCCCTGCGTCCTGTTCGGCGCCGGTACGAACCTGGCCGCGCGCCAGTCATTTTTGAAAAAGCATCGGGAGGCAGCGTGATGGCAACTGAAAAGAAGTGTAGGAGTGACGGCCGATGCCAGTACGCGATTGATTGCGGGGCAGAGGGGATGGGGCACTGCCCAGCTGGAAAGTGTCTGCTGCCTGAGTATGCGTCAGATATGCGACGGCATGCTGGGTACGTGTACTCAACGACCGCGTTTGATTATGAAAAGAACCCAATTGGAAGCCGAGATTGGTCGTTATTTTGGGCCGGCTATCAAGCAATGATCAAGGACATCGATGATGGGATGGTAATAGGTGAGGTACGAGCGCTTGAAACGAAGTACGCAATGATGAAGACCGCGTATGAGGTCGAACTGCGCGAACTGCGCGCTTTGCTAGAAGAGTTGATTGATATGGAAGGCCCACAACCTGGTTGCAAGGCGTGGGGCGACAAGGTCATGGCATTGTTGTCGCGTTCTGGCGAGGCGGCAGCGTGAAGTCCATTAGCGAAATGTCGGATGCCGAGTTCGACGCCGCTTATGGTGGCCGAGAGTTGCTACCAATTGAGCAGCTCGCTTACGAGAGCGAAGGCGCGGAACGATTTGAGCGTGTGCATGGGCATGGACGCAGCTTCCCATCGCAGGCGGACCATATCAAGGAGCAACATGATTAACTTTATCCTTTTCTGGCTCGCGTTGCCCATCGCTGGTGCGATTTACGGCCTTTGCGTGAGCATTCTCATGTTTGGCAAGGGGGTTTTCCGCATACCTATCAAGAACGCCCAGTATTTATGGAAGCAGCGCCGATGCAAACACTCTAACGTGTGGGAAACGCAAGCCTGTGATGCCATCTGCTGCACATGCGGCAAAAACCTAGGCTTCATTCAGAATTGGCGCAATCGAAAGGCGGCTGCAAAATGAAGCGCACCGCATTTCTAAAGGTTGCCCCTGACGCTGCCACCCTGACGGTCAAGGTGCGAACCCGCAAGTGCGCCGTCAAGGGCTGTGCCGTCCGCTTCACGCCCCGCAGCATGTCGCACAAGGCTTGCGGCCCTGAGCATGCCCTGATCGTCGGCGCCGCTGCCAAGGCCAAAGCCGAGCGCATGAGCGACCGCGCCCGCCGTGAAGCTATCAAGACTCGGCCCGACCACATTGCGGCTGCTCAGGTGGCATTCAACGCCTTCATCCGCTACCGCGACCGCAACGAGGTGTGCATTAGCTGCGACACGGTGCTATCGACGCTAGACGGCACGCCAGGGGGCGGATACGACGCCGGGCACTACCGCAGCCGCGGGAGCGCGCCACATTTGCGCTTCGACCCTCGCAACTGCCATGGGCAATGCAAGAAATGCAACCGGTACAAGTCGGGCAATGCTGCCGACTACCGCATCAACTTGGCCGTGCGGATCGGCGTGCCGGAACTGATCGCGCTGGAAGCAGAGCAGGGCGGCGGCAAGTGGACGATTGCAGAGCTGGTGGCGATCAAGGACGAGTATCGGGCCAAATTGAAGGCGTTGAAGGGGCAGGGATGACTGAAATCTCATTCAAAACAGCCGTGATGAAGCTGAAATTTGAGCGTATGGTCAAGGCGCTGGCTGATCGCCCGTCGACCGCGGCCAGCCTGGCCGAGCGCATGTTCTACTCAAAGTCGGCCACCAACCAGATCATCAGGTTTGGCATGAACCTGGAGCCGCGCCAGGTGCGCATCGCAGATTGGCTTCGCTGCCGGCGCGGCTTCACGCCAATCTACGGCCTCGGCAGCGCGCCAGATAAGCCCATGCCCCGCAAGCTGACAGCCAAGGAGTTCCGCGCCAAGGTTGCGAAGGACCCCAAGCGACTCGCGCAGCGCCAGGCTACGACCGCCGAGATGCGCCGCCGGAATCGATTGGCGCGAGTTCCCACGCTATACGAGGATGTACTGAGCCAACTGTCATTTATCGGCCATTGCCGTATCCAAGAGATCGCAGACCGGCTCAAGATCGGCAATCCCACCGTGGCATCAGCCCTGCGTGACCTGGAGGTAGAGAAAAAGGTCATGCGGATCATGAGGCCAGGGCAGCGCTGGGCACTGTGGGCGCTCTACTCGGAAGCGTGGGTTAAGCAGGAGCGCGAAGTGCCGTGTTCCGACTGGACGCCCAAGGGATTGCAGAAGCAGTCGATATTCTCGGCCCTCGGCCTTTGACGGGACCACGCCATGACAACTGAGGTATTGGAGCGCCGCCGCCTTGCCCGCATCCGCGAACTAATGCAGGAATGGGCGGACCAGCACGAACACCGCGCTACCATGCGCGATGAACTGGTCCGCCTCGATGTCGAGATCAACCGGCTCGCTCCAATCTTCAAGCGCGTTGTCACCGTCGAATACCTCAACGGCGACCCGCAAAAGACCAAGGCCGCACGCATGGGCCTCTGCCGCGAACAGTTCTCCCGAAAGCTACAGTTCTCCTTGGAGCAGCTCGATTACGTGATGTTTGTCGTGTGACACAATTTACAAGTGGAATTGTTGACTGTCAGCACGTATCGTCTACACATGCTGTCGAAAACCTTTTGAAAGGTATCGCATGGATAAGCCGGCCACACTTCCCAGCCCGTACAGGTTACCGGCAGGGCTTTTGGCGCAGGCACTTCGCGACATCCTTCGACAGCAAATGCAGATGAAGCCAAAGCGTGAATGATCCGTTCGACCAACGCGGGGAAATGACCGAAGAGGCGCACGCAACCTGGCGCGACATCATCGGCCAGTTGATGGAACTGAACATCGCACTATACCGGGACAAGAGCGCAGCGGTGGGCAAAGGCGAATACCGGATGCACACGCAGCGCTCACCGAACACGAAGCGCCCGGCTCACGAATAAACCAACACATCAGCGGACAATCGCAAGAACCCGCAAGGAAGTATCATGGCAGATAAGCCAGTAAAAAAAACTAAGTCAAACTTGCCTGGCGCCGGCCCTGGTCGGCCAAAGGGTGTGCCCAATAAGGTGAGCGGGCTGGCGAAAGATGCCGTCGCGCGCGTGTTTGAAGAGATTGGCGGCGTTGAGAACATGGCTGAGTGGGCGCGGGAGAATCAGACCGCGTTCTACAACCTGTATTCCAAGCTGTTGCCGCTTCAAGTGAATGGTGCCGGGCCAAATGGTGAGCATCTCGTAACAGGCATCAATGTCTCGTTCGTGAGGCCGGATGCGCCAGGTTGAGGCCAAGTTCCCCGAGAAGCTGTCGTTTCTCTTCGAGCCGGCGCCCTACAAGGTGGCGCATGGCGGGCGGGGATCGGGCAAATCGTGGGGTGTTGCACGAGCGCTGCTGATCCTTGGCGCGCAGAAGTCGTTACGCATCCTGTGCGCCCGAGAGGTGCAGAAGTCGATTGATGATTCGGTCCACACGCTGCTGAAAGATCAGATCAGCGTGTTGGGCCTTGAAGAGTTCTACGAAGTGTTGCAGTACGAGATTCGCGGTAAGAACGGGACTAGCTTCGTTTATGCAGGTTTGGCGCAGCACACTGTAACGACGATCAAATCGTTTGAGGGCGTGGACATTTGCTGGGTCGAGGAGGCGCAGGCTGTGAGTAAAACCTCATGGAATGTGCTGCGGCCGACGATTCGCAAGCCTGGCTCTGAAATCTGGATCACGTTTAACCCTGAGTTGGAAACGGACATTACGTATCAGATGTTTGTTGTTGATCCGCCCACGGGGTCTGTGGTGCGTGAGATGAACTACATGGATAACCCTTGGTTCACTGACAAGCTGGAGCAGGAAAGGCTTGATTGCCTGAACAAGCAGCCCAAGGATTACGACAATATTTGGCTCGGCAAGTGCAAGCCGGCAGTCGCAGGGGCGATTTACTACGACGAAGTTTCGAAAGCAGAGGGCGAAGGGCGGATTTGCAATGTGCCCTATGACCCAATGCTTAAAGTCCACGTGGTGTTTGACTTGGGCTGGAACGACGCGATGTCGATCTGCTTGGTACAGCGTAATGCGTCTGAGATTCGCATCATTGAGAACATCGAGGACAGCCACAAGACTCTGGACGATTACTCCGAAACACTCAAAGCAAAGCGAATGAATTGGGGGAAGGTGTTCCTGCCGCACGATGGTTTTAACAGAGACTTCAAGACTGGCAAAAGCTCTGAGGAAATACTAAACGCGCTCGGGTGGGATGTTGTGCCGAAGGATCAGATTGTCCAGATGAGCGTCGAAGAGGGAATTCGCGCCGTCCGAATGATGTTTGGACGAATGTACATCGACAAGAGCAAAGCAGAGAAGCTGGTTCAGTGCGCAAAGAGGTATAGGCGCAGCATTAACCAGCAAACAAAGGAGCCGGGCGCTCCAATGCACGATGCATGGAGTCACGGCGCGGATTGCCTTAGGTATGTCGCGGTCAATGCTGACAGCTTCGTCAACGAGGAGTGGGGCGGCCAGTTGAGCTACCCCAGCGCAGGCCGCAGGTAACAAGTAATCGACTGTCGGGATGACAGACGGAAGGAACTACATGGCTCAATTGAGCGACGACGACCTGAAAAAGATGGTCGATGATGCGATTGCGCAGAGCATCGGGCACTTCGGCGGCAAGCTCGCTGAGATGCGGCGCAAGGCGGAGTACTACTACCTGGGTGAGGCCAAGGGAGATTTGGCGCCGCCCGAGATCGAGGGCCGTTCGACGTTCGTTGACACCACAGTGCGCAATACCATCCTGTGGATGAAGCCGACGCTGCTCAAAACCTTCTGCGGATCTGACAACGTGGTCGAGTTCCAGCCGCAGCAGGAGGATGACGAGGATAAAGCCAAGCTCGCGACCGAGTACATAAATTACATCTTCTACAAGCAGAATCCCGGCTACGCCATTATTAATACTTGGTTCGATGATGCGCTGTTACAGAAGATCGGCGTCCTCAAGGTGTGGTGGGATGACCGCATCGAAGAGGCGCGCGAGGAATACAAGGGGCTGGACGAAGTAGCGCTGGCCCAACTCATGGACGATGGCGAGATCACGCCAATCGACCAGAAGTCATATCCGGACGAGGAAGCGCAGAAGCAGAAAGACGCGCTCTTGGCTCAGATGGAGCAGCGCTTGCCCCAGGCGCAGCAGGCAGCCATGCAGGGTGATCCGCAGGCCATCCAGGCTATGCAGCAGTACGAGGCGATCAAGGCGCAGCCAGTGCCGATGCTCTATGACGTTGCGTTCAAGCGCACCAAGAAGGCTGGCCGTGTGCGCGTTGAGAACGTGCCGCCCGAAGAATTCCACATCAGCCGTCAGTCCAAGCGCATCGGTGACGGCCCGTGCGGCCACTCTGTGCTGCGTACTGTGTCTGACCTGGTGGCGATGGGCTATCCACAGTCGAAGGTCGAGATGATCGGCTCGGACGACTCGGGCGCCGGCCTGTCGATTGAGCGCATGGAGCGTCAGAGCTACGACGACGATATGGCGTACATCGGCAACAACGACGACACGACCGTCGATCCGAGCCAGCGCAAGGTATGGGTGCAGGAGTGGTACTTGCAGGCCGACCGCGACGGCGATGGCATCAGCGAGTGGATCAAGGTCGTCAAGGCTGGCAACATCCTGCTCGAAGTCGAAGAGTGCGATGGGCCGCCATTCGTGGCGATCACGCCGATTCCGCTGGCTCACCGCTTCCATGGTCTGTCTGTCGCTGACCTGGCAATGGAGCCGCAGCGCCACGCCACCAACATGATCCGCGCGCAGCTTGATAACCTGTACAACAGCGTGAACGGGCGCTACTTCGCGGTCGAGGGGCAAGTGAACCTCGATGATCTGCTGACCAATCGCCCCGGGGGCGTGGTCCGCGTCAAGCAGCCAAACGCTGTCGGCCCGCTCAACCCATCCCCAGGCGACCAGCGCGGCGCCGAGCAGATGGTCATGTGGATGCAGGACTTCACCGAGAACTCGACCGGCTGGACGCGCTATAGCCAGGGCGGATCGTCCGACTCCCTCAACAAGACCGCTACGGGCGTCACCACGATCACCAATCGCGGCGACATGCGTACGGATGCCATCGCGCGCCAGTTCGCTGAGACGGGCTTCACAGACCTGTTCCGGCTGATTATGAAGCTAGTCGGCCAGCATCAGGACAAGGCCGTCACGCTCAAGATCGCGCGCAAGTGGGTGCAGATCGACCCGCGCGAGTGGCGCAATCAGTTCGACCTGTCGATTAACGTGGGCCTCGGCACTGGAAACAAAGACCAGCAAGTGCAGCACCTGATGATGCTCCACCAGCAGCAGGGCATGGGCCTGCAGATCGGTATTGCCAAGCCAAAGAACCTGTATGCGTCGGCCAAGAAGCTAACGGAGGCGCTCGGCTTCAAAGACCCCGATCAGTTCTGGACTGATCCGAGCGCACCGCCCGACCCGAACGAGCCGCCACCAGCGCCGCCACCACCTGATCCTGCCATCGTCAAGGCGCAGGCCGACCAGCAGATGGCGCAGATGGATGCTCAGATCAAGCAGGCAGAAATGGAATCTGCCGAGCGCATCGCGCAGTTCACTGAGCAGCAGAAGGCACAGACCGCCGAGCGCCTGGCGCAGATCAATGGTGAGTATCAGTTGCTGATTGCCCGCGAAAAGATCGGCGCCGACCAAGAGGCAGAAGTCACGCGTGCCCACGTTGAGTTGGCTAAAACGCAGTCTGAGAACCTCCGGACGAGCGCCGAACACTTCGCGCCTCACCTGGCGCCATTCATCGAGCAGATGCACAAGGAAGCGATTGCGCCACATGTGCAGCAGCTTCATGAAGAAATGATGGGTCCAGTGATGAACCACATTGCCGACTTGCACCGCAAGATCGATGAATCTAGCAGGATGGAGACGCACATTGTCCGGGGGGCCGATGGGCGACCTACTCATACCGTCAAGCGTATGCCGCAATCGCCACAGGGTGACAACTGATGTTGACCGTACTTAGTAAGACATTTCCGCTCGGAGCGGGTAATACTGTTTATGCTGGCAAGGCGAGGCCTACTAGCAGTGGTGGTACATTGCCATCCTGGGTTCCATCTAACGGCACTGTTTCCGATGTCGGCTTGAACTCAATCCGTGATGTCGATTCTGTCGGCGTCCCATTCTCTTACAGCGGCATGGCCTATGCACCGGCCCTTGGCTCACTGGGATCGTTCCTGTACTACGGCGAAGGACACCAAGACGGCGGTGGTAACGGCATCAAGCGTTACGACATCGCCAGCCGCCTTGTTTCGGTCTATCGTGCGTCTGCTCCGATCTTCCTGCACGCCAACGACTACGCGGCTGATAATGTCACGCAGTGGATGTACGCTGACACTACGACCAACGCCTTACAGGTAGGAGAAACAGCAGCAGGCCATATGTACAGCAACATGCTGGTTCTTCCGCCAAACGTGATCCCCAACTCACCATACGGTGCCATTGTGAAAATGGGGCAATCCGTGTTTTACCATCTAGGTCAAACAGGTGGTGCTCGCGTGCACTATCTGATTCTCCAAGACCAAGCCGTTTGCACGAATAGCTGGATCGATGGAATCGGCGCCAATCTGCCTGCGCAAATTGGCGAGGGAGGTACGCTGTACGACAGCCTGCGTAATCGCGTCGTGCAGATGAAAGCCATGAATACACCAGGCAGCGCCATTGAGTGGTGGCAGCCTGGTACGACCAATAACGGTCAGATCACACTTACCGGGAACACATTTAACGGTTACTACAAGCAGGGCTTTTACGATTCTGTCAAAGATTTGTATTACTTCCTTCGCACTGACGTTAATCCGGTCAACCCAAGCACAAATCCTCCCGTACTGCTGTTTGATGTCATCGACCCTGTTACCAATACTGCATATGCGGCATCATCGACAACCGTACCTATCCCGGCCAACTATCACGGCGGCGGCTTCGATTGGGACCAAACGGCGCAGTGTTTCACGCACTGGACAGGCTTCGACAAGCCCATGTACTACCTCAAGGCCCCCGCAAATCCGCGCACGGACCAATGGATTTGGTCGTCGCAGACAATCACCGGCACATTCCGCAATACTCAGTTTGGCTATCCGCTTTGGGGTCGTGCCCGTTACGTGTCAGCACTCAAATCAGTATTCCATCCGGCCGGTTACAGCGTGCCGATGCAAGCAATCGGCGTAACGCTGCCTTAAAGGAACCACCATGCCATTTACCACAGACGTATTAGACAATTTCACCAGCGCGGACACTGATCTTACATACTTCACGCCCCTGATCACGGACCACTATGCGGATACCGGGCAGCGTGTTGTCAAGCAGGCCGCAGTCGATGCCACGTTCGTATTCTTCAAAAATAATCGGATATATTTTCGCGCAACAAGCGGTGTTCAGATTGGCTATGTAGCGCACGCTGCCGCTGACGCCGCTAAATATACGGCTACGTTACAGGTGCTGTCGAACTTGGGCTCTGTGATGATTGGCGGCAGGGGGACCGACGATATAAACAGCGCGTATTACTTCGGTATCATCGCGGGATTCTTGCGCCTGTATCGTTTGAATTCTGGGGCTTTCACTAAGCTTGTCGAAGTGCCCTATACGCCGACTGTTGGCGCGCATACCATTTCCCTTACCACGACCGGGACCGGAGCAAGCGTAACACTGCATTGCGAGATCGACGGCGCTGCCGCGTTCTCCGACTACGTCGATACGGACGCAAGTCGATTGACTGCGCTGGGCAACTTGGTAATTTATGGCGACGGCGGCGGCAGCGGCATGACTGCCACCACAGGTATCCACGTCGAAAGCGTGCAGCGCGACGTGCCAAGTGCAGCAGTCGCAGTGAGCTTCACTGGCACCGTCCCAACCCGGAATGGCATCGTCGGGTCTGCCGCAAGCTTTGCCAATGCTGGTTTCTTCGCGGGCGACAATACGCCTTTCGCGTATAGCAACGTAGGCGCCGCTTTGCCGGCCGGCCTTACCCTGGACTCGTCAACAGGCATCATCAGCGGCACGCCGACAACTGCCGGCACGACTTCCGGCATGATTGTTCGCGCCACTGATACGGCCAGCAACATCGCCAACACGAACAGCTACAGCATCGTAATTGCCGCAACCAATGCTGCACCGACCTTCCCCGGAAATATCAGCAACATCAGTGGGACGAACGGCAGCGCTATCACGCCCGTCAACGTGTCCGGCCAGTTTTCGGACACGGACACGCTGACCTATTCGGCCAGTCCGGCCGGTACCGCCTGGCCGGCTGGCATCACGATCAACAGTAGTACCGGCATCATCAGCGGCACTCCTTCGACCGCGGCGACGACGACCGGCTGCAAGGTGCGCGCCACGGACACTGCCGCGCAGACCGTAGATTCCAATGCGTTCAACTTCGTCATTGCGGCGGCGGGGTCCACTGTCACGATTACCAGCCCGAGCCAAGGCGGAAAATACGTCGCCAACGGGCAACAGCGCGCCTCTGTAGCCTGTAATGTGACTGCGCTGGATAAGTCCACGCATGCAGTATTAGAGCGAAAGACGGGGCTGACAAGTAGTCCGACGGGGGTTGTCTCTTATACATCTACGATGCTGACAGCGGGCACGGAGCGGCTGTTCTTGGTCAAGGCGGATGCAGATGACAAAGACCTCGGCGCTTTCTTCGCTACGCCGGTGTAAGCCATGACAGCCGCCGTAGCAATAGAGCTGGTAACGCCCCTGACACTCACAGGAGCATCAACCCATTTTCGCCAGGAGTTCGTGGAGGGCGATGTACCAGCGGGGCAATATGTAATTGTCGATCCTGCCGACACCTCAAACGCATTCGTTACGCCGCATAATTACTGGCCTGACGGATCGTTGCGCGGCGCTCGCGTGGCCCTGCGCGCGGACTTCGCAGCTAATATTCCCAAGCGCATCAACTTGGTGAAGCGCAGTTCCCCCGGCCCGACCGGAACGGCGTTGACGGCTGCGACCATTGCGGCAGGCCCGAACGTCGTCATCGGCTGCGGCTCGTATGGCTCGATTGCGCTGGGGGCCATGAGTTTGTTGCGTACCTACGTCAGCAACAAAGAGTGTGTGACCGCGATTTACGCTGGCAATGTCGGCAGCGATCCGTATCTGTGGGCAGAGGTAGAAGCGACCGCGTACGCTGATGGGAATATCAAATACGACGCGCGGATTAACAACTGCTTCGTTGAAAGTGCGTTGCCATATCCGACCAAGACTTATACCCCCACCATCACTGTTGGCGGCACGGTTAAATACAACAATGGTGGAACGGCGGTAACGCACTATCCGTTCTCGGCCCCCGTGCGCGCTACGGTTTGGAGCGGGGCCGATCCACAGATTCGCCCCATTCACGACACCGGATATTTGCTGGGGGCGTACGTCGCGCCGAACTATCCCGAGATTTCGTCCGATGCAACCATTCTTTCAAACCTGACGGCTTCCAGCACATACACACCCGGGGCAAACCTGCGTTACACGCCGTCGATGGGCGACACGGGCTATCAAGAACAAATCGGCCCCATGTCTACATGGGACGCCTACTACTTCATTTTCCGGGCAGCGAAGCCTGCATTTGATTGCGTAATGGCGCATGCACGGGCGATCAACGCTTACGCTACCGTGTTCGCCAGTTCGGCCACCCTTGACCCGATCAACTACACCACGCACGCAACTTGGGGCATGGACGGGCTTGGGAAAACTAACAACTGGGCGACCTACGGCGGCGGCAACCAACCTGCAACGATGACGCAGGACGGTGCAACGCAGCTCAAATACGACGACTCGCACGCCCCGCTTGCGTCGTCCTGGTTGGCTTACGTCCTGACGGACAGTTACCTTGATTTAGTAACGATGGTAAATCTTTGCCGCAGTCACTTTCTAGCGGTGGGCAGTGCTTCCGGTTCGGGGGTGAATCGCAATCTTGGCGGCCAGCAGCGTAAGCGGGCATGGGACACTCGCACGCTCGGCTTGACTTGCGCTGTGCTTCCAGACTCGTTGAGCAGTGTTTTTGGCGATCTGAAAACGCACCTTACCAACGTGTTGACATACGACTCTGACCGATACAACGCAATCACAGGGGTCGCGGCACAGTACGGCCTGATCGATGTGGACGGCTATGGCTGGGTATCAAATGGCTACACGCAAACGCCTCCGATTGCGGCAACGGCCATGTGGCAGCTCGATTTTTATTCAAACGCGTTGGGCTGGCTGCGCAAGGTAAAGCCAATCAGCGGTACAGGCCTTACGAAGTTACAGAATCTGCATGCGTATCTGTCCCGTGCGCAACTTTTCAGATCTGGCACGCCGGGCGTATCGACCGAATACAATCCAGGTCGCGCTGCGCTCTATTACCACACGTTTCGAGTGGTAGCGAACGATGGTACGAGTTTTACGCCTGGGATGATCGTATCGACCGATCCGGGGCAGGTAGACCAAGATAGCAACGGCGTAACGTCCAATCCATCAACAATTACACTGGCGGGCACCGGTGCTGCTGACCCAGCGGACGGGCGCGACTACTGGGCG